CACCACGGTCGTGCCCAGCCACAAGCCCAGTCACCGGACGCCGCGCCGCCGGCCCAAGGGGGTGAGCGATGGGTGACTATCTTCCCGCCGTCGCCGCCGAGATCGCCGAGGTGATCGGCGAAGCTGCCGCCCTGCGTCTTCTGGAGGCGCGGGGCGGTACGCAGATCTCGATCCCCGTCCGCGCGGAGGGCTCCATGCTGGCCCGCCTCGTGGGCGAGACGGAGGCGCGGGCGATGATCGACACCTTCGGCCCCGGCAAGCTGACGCTGCCCACGGCGGGTGCGCGTGGCGTGGGGGCACGCCGGGCACGCGCCATGCGCATGCTGCGCAAGGGCCACTCGCTCCAGGAGGTCGCGCTCGCCTGCGATCTGCACATCCGCACCGTGTCCAACTACCGCGCCCAGATCGACCGCGACAGCGGTCAGATGGAACTGCCCTTTGACAGCTGAGCCGCGACCTGCAACCTTGCAGAGCAGCGCCGGGCCGGCTGACCGCCCCTCCCCCTGAATACTTTCGAGACTGAATTGCCGTGCCGCCGCATGCCAGTGTCGGGTTGTAAAACCCGGAGGCGCGCATGCAGCTCAAGAATGGCCGGGTCGAGGGCGTTTCCTTTCAGGAGGCGCGCTGGACCGGAGGGCAGATCACACCCTCCGTCGTGGTGCTTCACGACACCGCCAGTCGCCTGACGCCGGGCGCGGCGGCCAGCTACCTGGCCGACAACGCGCGCAAGGTGTCGGTGCATTTCGTGGTGGAGCGCGACGGCCGGGTCACCCAGCAGGTGCCCGTCGGCGTGCGCGCCAATCACGCGGGCCGCTCGCACTACCACGGCCGCGATCACGTCAACGCTTTCTCGGTCGGTATCGAGATCGTCAATCCCGGACGCATGGAGGCCGCGCCCGGTGAGCTTGCACGGGCCTGGTATGGCGAGGAGTTCGACATGGACACCTACCGCATCCGGGAGATGCGCACCGAGGCGCACGGGCACGGCTTCTGGATGGCCTATCCCGACGAGCAGATCGAGGCGGTCCTGCGGCTGCTGGAGGCGCTTTTCGATGGCTGCGACACGCTCGAGGATATCGTCACCCACTGGTACATCTCGCCCGGCCGCAAGGTCGACACCAACCCGCTCTTCCCTCTGAGCCATGTCCGCGCGCGCATCCTTGGCCGCGAGGAGCCCGCCGAGTGGCAGGCCGACGCTGCCGCCGACGATATCGACGGCGACGAGCTGATGCAGGCCACCCCAACATCACCGACCGCATCCCCGACGGCACGCTGGTGCCCGTCATCAAGGCGGGCAGCTTTTCCGGGCGCCGCTGGGTGAAGGTGGCCTTCGGCGGCGCCGAGGGCTGGGTCGTGGAGAACTATCTCAAGGAGCCGTCGTAATGAGCGAGACCGCCCCCGAGCTTCCCGCATGGCATGCGCGGAGTTTCTATGCCCAGATCCTGCTGATCGTCACCGTGTTCGCCCAGGCGGCGGGCGTTGATGTTACGGGCTGGATCGAGCGGCTCGGCTTTACCGGCGAGGGCCAGCTGCTCGACTTCGTCGTCGCGGTGATGCCGGCGCTTTTTGGGCTCTGGGCCTGGCTGGAGCGCCGCGCGCCGCGCTTCCGGCTGGTGTTCCGGAGGGCGCTGACATGACCGGCCTCGTTGAAATCCTGCTGGCCATCGGCGCCGGGGCGGCGGCGCTTTTTGCGCTGATGGTCCGCTCGCGCCGCAAGGGGCGCCGCGAGGCCGAGGAGAAGATCGAGGCGCAGGCGGCGGAGGACTACCAGGAGACACGCGAAAGGATCGACGATGCGACAGGCCGCACTGATGGCGCTGATGATGATCGCAGCTGGTTGCAGCAATACGGAGACGGCGGTGCGTCCGAGCGGTGAGGCGCTTTGCTCGGGGCTGGAGCCGCTGGCCCGCGCCCATGCCCGCGCGCTGGCAAGCTCCGAGGACGCGGCGGCGGTCGAGACGGGCGCCCGGCTGCTGCGCGGCTTTGCGGCCGGCTGCGAGGCGCCCGCATGACGGCGGACGTGATCGATATCGGGCTGAAGTCCGCGAGCTTCGTTCTGTCGATCGCGGCCATGATCTTCGCCTGGGTGCGCACGCGCCGCAAGGATGTCGACGAGCGGCTGCACGAGGGCTCCAAGCGCATGGATGCGCAGGAGGGGCGCATCGCCCGGCTCGAGCAGACCGTGCACGACATGCCGGGGCGCGACGAGACACACCGGCTCGAGCTGCGGCTCACGGAGATGGCCGGATCGATGAACGCCATGTCGGCGTCGATGAGTGGACAGAATGAAATCCTCGCCCGGCTCGAGCGGGTCGTGACGCGGCACGAGGATCACCTTCTCGAAGGGGGCAGAAACAGATGAGCAGTTATTCAGAAACCCTGCGGCGACACCGCCGCCTCGCAATCCTGCGGCACCTGGAGCAATGCGCCGAGTACACCTCGAACGCGGCGATCCTGACGGATGTCCTGGCCGGCCTCGGCGTCACCTCGACGCGCAGCCAGGTAGTCACCGAGCTCGCCTGGCTGCGCGAGAACGGCTTCGTCGATTACGATGACCGGGCGGATTTCGTGGTGGTCACGGCGACCGGCGACGGGGTGGAGATCGCGCGCGGCGCGTCGAGCCATCCCGATATCCAGCGCCCTCGCCCGAGGAGCTGATCCATGCCGCAGCCCCGCAAGATCGACCTGCTGCCGTCGGAGCTGCGCGGGTGGCTCCAGGAGGAGCTGCGCGCGCGGGGGTTTTCCGGCTACGAGGAGCTGGCCGAGGCATTGAACTTCCGCCTCGAGGAGGCCGGGCTCGAGCTGCGCGTCGGCAAATCCGCGCTGCACGCCTACGGCCAGGAGTTCCGCGACTACGCGCGGATGCAGGATCAGGCGCAGGAGGAAATCCGCACCTTCCTGGAAGAGGCGAGCCTCAAGGAGGAGGTCGACGTGACCTCGGCGCTCTTCCAGCAGCTCACCACGATCCAGTGGCGGCTGCAGATGATGATGGCCGACCCCGGCGCGATGCCCGACCCGCGGGGCATGAAGGACCTGACCACGGCGCTCAACAATCTGATCCGCTCCACCTCGCTGCGCGACGGCATCCTGAGGGCCGAGCGCGAGGCGCAGTCGGCGCGGCTCGACGAGGCTGTGGCCGACGGCGCGATCGACGAGGCGGCGGCGGCCAAGGCGCGCGAAATCATGGGCTTCGGCTGACAGGAGGGAGCACGACATGCTGGCAGGGATCATTCATATCGTCGGGGCGCTGGCGCTGGCGCTCGTGCCGGCGGCCGCGTCCCTGCTGGCCGGCATCTGGGCGACCGACCGGGCGGGTACGTTCTGGCGGCATGTGCATCTGCTGATCGCCGGCGCCGCCGGCGCCTGGCTGCTGGCAGCCGCGCTGCTGATCGGGGTGACGTGATGGGGTCGGCATCCAATCTTGCCTACGGCGCGGTCGTCCTGGTCGGCGATCACAACTGGCGGCGCGGGCCGAAACTCGCGGCCGCGCTCGCCTTCCTGCTCGGCCGGCGGCAGCGCTTCGAGCATCTCGGCATGCGCTGCCTGGTCGCGTGGCGCAAGGGCGAGCCCTACCTGATCTCGATCCGCGAGGCCGCGCCATGATCCGGGCGATCCACTTCCCCGATCCGGCCGAGTTCCGGGCGCAGGCGCTTCCGGGCAGCCTGCATATCGACCTGACCCGGGCCGGGCCGGACGGCTCGGTCGCGCTGTGGTTCTTCTGCCCCTGCGGCTGCGAGGGGCCGCACCGCATCCCTGTGGCCCGCGGCGCCAAGCCCGCGACAAGCCCGTCCTGGGGCTGGAATGGCTCGCTCACCGAGGCCACGCTCACGCCTTCCGTGCGCCAACTCAATTGCGGCTGGCACGGCTGGCTGCGCGGCGGCTACTGGGAGGTCACCTGATGGCCCAGCCCGTCATCACCTTCCTGCCCTACCAGAAGGCGTGGATATCGGATGCCGCGCGCTTCAAGATCGGCATGTTCACGCGGCGGGGCGGCAAGACCTTCGGCTCCTGCGGCGAGATCGTGGATGACTGCATCCAGGCGGAAATGCAGCGGCGCAAGGTGCGCTGGACCATCCTGTCGCGCTCGGAGGCCACCGCCAAGGAGGCCCTTGAAGACGCGTTGAAGCCCATCACAAGGGGGTATTACGCGGTCTACAACGAGCTCGCCCGGCAGGGCACCCCGGAGTTCGGCGAGGGCGAGTTCTACGCCCCGGAGCTCGATGCGCGCTACAAGACCCACGAGGTTCGCTTCCCCGGCGGCAGTCGCGTGACCGCGCTTTCCGCCAGCCCCGACGCGGCGCGCGGCTTCGGCGGCAACCTGCTCCTCGACGAGTTCGCCTTTCACCAGGACAGCCGCCGCATCTGGGCCTCGGCCTTTCCCGTCGCCGCGCGCGGCGGCCACAAGATCAGGGTGATCTCCACGCCCAACGGAAAGGGCAACAAGTTCTACGAGCTGATGACGGCCGAGGACAACACCTGGTCGAAGCACACGGTCGATATCTACCAGGCCGTCGCCGAGGGGCTCGATGTCGATATCGACGAGCTGCGCGCGGGCATCGCCGACGAGGATGCCTGGGCGCAGGAGTTCGAGCTCCACTGGATGGACGAGGCCACGAGCTGGCTCGACTACGAGCTCATCTCGGGCTGCGAGAGCGAGGCGGCAGGCGAGCCCGGCCACTACCAGGGCGGGCCGTGTTTCGTGGGCGTGGATATCGCCGCGCGCAACGACCTCTTCGTGATCTGGGTGCTCGAGCAGGTCGGCGATGTGCTCTGGACCCGCGAGATCATCGCCCGCCGGCGCGCCACCTTCGCCGAGCAGGATCACCTGCTGGCGGATGTCTTCGCGCGCTACCGCGTGGTGCGCTGCGCCATGGACCAGACCGGCATGGGTGAAAAGCCCGTCGAGGACGCCAAGCGCACCCATGGCGAAAGCCGCGTCGACGGGGTCATGTTCACCTCGGCCGCGAAGCTCGACATGGCCACCGGGCTCAAGGATCGCATGCAGGATCGCAGGATCCGCATTCCCGCCGGCGATCCGCGCCTGCGCGCGGACCTGCACGCGATCAAGAGCCAGGTGGGCGCCACGGGCATTCGCCGCCTGGTGGCCGATGGCGAGACCGACGGGCACGCCGACCGCTTCTGGGCCGGCGCGCTCGCGGTGGCCTCGGCGCAGGTCGACTACCAGCCCTTCGATTATCGCCCTGTCACGCGCGGGGCGCGCGATTTCGACCGGCCAGTGCGCGCCACGGCCGGCTTCGGCGCAGGCCGGGGGGTGTGGTGATGGAGCGCGAAGCCGTCCAGCCAATTCCGTCGGCCCCGAAGGACCCGCCACCGCCAAAACCCAAGAGGTGAAAGGGGTATCCGATGACCCAAAACAGAACACTCCTCGACCCCCATGGCCGCCCGGTGCGCCGGGCCGAGCTGACCAAGATGCAGGCCGAGCCCGGCCTGACCGGCGTGCGCCAGGCGTTCGGCCCGAGCGTGGCGCCGGGGCTCACGCCCCAGCGGCTCGCCGCGATCCTGCGCGCCTGCGACGACGGCAACACCCACGACTACCTGGTGCTGGCCGAGGAGATGGAGGAGCGCGATCCGCACTACGCCTCGGTGCTGGGCGTGCGCAAGCGCGCGGTCTCCGGCGTGGAGCCCATCGTCGAGCCCGCCTCCGAGGACCCGCGCGACCAGAAGATCGCCGACGATGTGCGCGAGACCATCGCGATGAGCGATGCCTTCCCCGACCTGATCGAGGACATGCTCGACGCGCTCGGCAAGGGGTTCTCCGCGATCGAGATTGACTGGAAGCGCGGCGCGCAGCGCTGGACGCCGCGCGCCTATATCCACCGCGACCAGCGGTATTTCCGGTTCGACCGGGCCACCGGGCGGGAGCTGCGGCTGATCGACGAGCAGGACCCGGCCGAGGGCATTCCGCTGGAGCCCTTCAAGTGGATCGAGCACCGCACCCGCCTGAAGTCCGGGCTGCCCGCGCGCGGCGGGCTGGCGCGCCTCGTGGCCTTCGGCTGGATGTGCAAGGCGTACACGCTCAAGGACTGGGTGGCCTTCATCGAGACCTACGGCCTGCCGCTGCGCCTCGGCCGCTACGGCGGCGAGCACTCGGCGCAGGACATCGAGAAGCTGTTCTCGGCGGTGGCCAATATCGGCACCGATGCCGCGGCCGTGCTGCCCCGGGGCATGGAGATCGAGTTCCAGGAGACCGGCTCGGTCAACGGCGACCGGATATTCGAGAGCCTCGCGCGCTATGTCGACGAGCAGACATCGAAGGCGGTGCTGGGCCAGACCATGACGGCCGACAACGGCTCGTCGCGCGCCCAGGCGGAGGTGCACGACAACGTGCGCCACGACATCGCCTCGGCCGATGCCCGCGCCGTGGCCGGCACGCTCAACCGCGACCTGGTCAAGCCCTATGTCGACCTGAACTACGGCGTGCCCAAGCGCTACCCGCGCATCACCATCCCGATCGCCGAGCCCGAAGACACCGACATGATCATCCGCAACGTCACGCGGCTGGCGGTGGCGGGCGTGCGGTTCAACCAGTCCGAGGTGCGCCAGCGCCTGGGCTTCTCCGACCCCGAGCCCGGCGACGACGTGGTGG